CAAACAAGTCGCCTGCAATCTGCATGAGCGCAGGGTTGCCTTGCAGCAGTTGGGCCATTTCTTCCCGTGTTTCTTGGCGTCTGGTGCTGTAGCTTGGGCCGGTCGTTACCACCACATCGTACTTGCCCACATTGGGGTTGTAGATTTTGTCAATCTCAATGCCTTCTTGATTGACGATCCGCTTGACCGGCATCTCTTGGGATGGGTCGATCTTCGCCATTTCAGTATCGCCATCCTCACCAATGATCCGCGCAATACGTTGGGTGTCGTAGATTTTGGGAATCATGTCCAGCAGTTGCCGGGTCACATAGCGAATGGCACGGGCTAGGTTGTCTACATAGTGGTAAGTACCAACGTCACCCTCACGCTGACGGGCTAGGATGGCCTTGCCGCTGCGCTCGTTACCGCCCATGCCCAGACTAGCGTTGTACTGCCCTGTGGCCGCTTTGATGTCCTCAGATGCCCCTGATTTGGCTTGCAAAAGGCCAGTTGAGGCCATCGGGGGTTGGGCACGTTGGGGCAGTGGCAGGGTAGCACCAGCACCATCAGTCACATCTGGGTTGACCTCAAGGTAGGGCCAGTTGGTGGTGTTGGCGGTCTTCCACTGAGTCTCGTAGCCTTCAAACTGCCCACCATAGCCAATGAACGGGGCCTTTGGCGCCAAGGCCAGCATCTCGGCTTCTTGGCTTACCCAATAGTTGTACATCCGCTGGGCGTCCTTGGCGTTTCGCACCAAGCCAGAGACATAAATCTGTCCGTTGACTTCAAACTCATTGCCCACCACTCGCACAATGGGGATGTACTTACCCGCCCAATCGCGCTTCTCCAGCACTTCGTAACCGTTGCTCTTGACCCAGCAAACCTTTTCCCGCTGCGAAATCCGAGTCTTCAACGGCTTGCCGTAAAGCATCTTGAGTTGCTTGTCATCAGGCGTGTTGTTGAACGCCGTGATGTTGTTGGGGTACAGGTTGAGTGTCTCGGCTTTGTACTCCCGGTAGAAGTACTCCGCAATCCGCACTGTCTCATCGCGCAGCCATTGCTGTAGGTCTTGGTCGCCAATCCCAAGGGACTGCAAACTACTGATAGGCGCAGCGTCTGGGTACAGGCGCTCGTACTCGTCCTTGGGTACATCGTCAGTGACAAAGCACCACCGCGCATCCGCACCGCATGGGTCTTGGATAGCAGGATCCATGTAGACCGAGAATGAGTTGCGAATCCGCCCAATCTTCAGTTCTTGGTCAAAGCTGTTCTCATCGCAGTACTCAGTTAGTACGCGAATGTAGCCTTCACCATAGGTAACTTGGTTCTCGCAGGCAGTTGCGTAGGCAATGTCAGCGTCACTAATGTATTCAATGTGCCGCACTATACCGTTGAATATCTCTGCCATCTCAGGGTCAGCAACGTCATCCGCAGGTATCACTTTGCCGCTAGGCTTGTTGTACCGCTGGTCGTTGGTGACTTGCCGCACGTGTTGTGGCAGCTTGTTAATAGTCAGGCAGGGACGGGCGTTGATCGTCTGCCCTTGCACCGCCCCGCGAGTCGCCAGTACATCAGCAGGCCACTGCCACTGGTTGTCTGGACTACCCGCCATAAACCGCAGATCATCAAGTTCATTACCCCGGCTCTCACTGTATGCATCCACCGCTATTGTCATGCGCGAACGCATGGTGGAGAGCATATCGCTGTACTCTACGTCATCGCCCCCACCAACATCGGCAACCTTGCCAACCTTGTTAATGCCGGTGTAGTCAACCATTATTTTTTCTTACCTTTAGGGGTGGACTTTTCAGCTTCACGCTTAACAGCATAGGCAATGGCTACGCTTTGTTTAATCGGTTTTCCCGATTTTACTTCCGCCGCAACATTTTTACTAAATGCAATTTTACTTGAGTTTTTGATAAGTGGCATTTTGTGGGCCTCGTTCAACGTAATCAAGGATAACATCAATGTGTTTCTCAAACCATCCTAGCCGAGTGTTGCATTGCTGGCACAAAACGCCTCGATAAGTTTTTGGTATTTTATGGTCAATGCACATTTTGCTTGCTTTTTGGCCGCAAATTTCGCATTGTTGTGACCGCAAATACGTGGTTTCTTCAAGACTTAGCCCATATTTTTTCTTGACATCATACCGAAGCTGATTTAACCGCAAGTTTGCAGGCAACGTCCCATTGTTTGCAAACTTGTGTTTCATTACTTCTTCTTAGCCGTCTTGGCCGAGTCTTTGAAGTCCTTGGCGCTAGGTGCTGCCTTGCTGCCGACTTTGTTCATCTTCTCACCAGAGCCAGCCTTGATGCGGTCTTGCTTGGCATTGATGTTGGCATAGAGACCGGGTTTGGTAGATTTCATGTTTAGCACTTCCATCTAGTTAATGATGCTGCCTTGCGGGTAGGCTTGCCTTTTTCGTCCTTCATTGGCCCTGGCATATTTGACATTCTTGCACAAAATGAATCCTTGCGGCCCTGATCGGCCTTGGTCTTAGGGTTAGGCGCAGGAGCCTTTAAGTTAGAGCCAGTGGCTGCATTGTAGACAGCCCTACCCTTGGCAGTCAAACCAGCGCCCTTGGACGTTGGCAGCTTCTCACCACGCCCAACTGATAGAGATACACCTTTTTTCATGACCCCATCCATCCAGTAGACACTGCCGAGTGATCCGAGTACCTGCGCGGCGCGGCTTCACGGTACTCCCGATGCGCCACAGGGAACGCAAACGTCACACAGATCGCATCCGCAGCGTCTGGACTAGCTAAACCCCGTGCTTTCATCTCTTTCTTGCTCTCCAAGAAGATCGTACCCCGTGAGTCAGGCTTCATCAGGGGGCTAATTAGGTCTGTTTTCAAAAACCTATCGTGCGGAATACTAGCAGATTTGAGCCAGTCCTTCATATCCCCCCACATCTGCGCCCTCATATTTCCATACATTATCGGGTTTTTTGACTTGTTCCCAAAGTTTACACCCTTTATCTTGTACCGCTGCTCCTTCAACCTATCCACAATCCCCGCCCCCAACCCACCTTCATCAATCACCACCATCGCAGGCTTGTACTCTTCCATCGCCTCAATGATATGCCCCACCACTGTCATGGTGTCATCACCTCTATACTTCTTGATTGACACAATATCCCGCCCCTGCCGCACCGCAATTACCGTAGCATCCGCCCCAAACCGCGCTGGGTCAACGCCGATAATGATTGGGGCGCTGCCATCTTTGTATTTCGGTCTTTTCATCGCCTCATCCACCACATCTGACGGTATAAACTGGTCATCCCCCGCCCGTGGGAACTCACCATACACCTCAACGTGCGCCTGGGCGCTGTCTGGGCCGTACTCCGCAATAATCCGCTCATAAACCGCCTTGTCCGTCCCCTCCACCGTCCGCGCATCCACCACTTTAGTCGCCCAAAAGTCCCTCTTTGAGTGAAAAGTCTCGTAAAAGTACCCCGTGTTGCGCCGTGGGTTGCTAAACGCCAGCCAAAAACGATTCGGCGTGTTCTCCGTAAAAAATCCACCAGTGACAGACCAGATCGAATCATCAATACCACTGGCTTCGTCAAAAATCACCAGCACACCATCAAAATTGTGCACACCAGCATAGGCATCAGGGTTCTCCGCTGACCACAGCCTGCCTTCCACACCCCAATACCTCGTACCCTTCTTTAAATCCTGCTCCACCAGGTCAGTCAACCACTTAGCCGGCGCCACTCTGGTGGCACTAACTTCAAACCAGTGGCTGTTCAACCCCATAGCCAGCCACTTGGTTATCTCCGCCCAAGTAATACTGCGTAGCTGGTTCTCCGAGTTCGCCGAAATAATGGTCGTCGAGCCAATCCTTGTCGATGCCATCCATATAGTTAGCCAACTAACCAACGCCGACTTGCCAATACCCCGTCCGCTGGACACTGCTTCTTGCAATACCGAGTAGTCGACAACGCCCTTGTTCTTCTTAATATGGTCGGCAAGGTCTTGCAGCACCTCGCGCTGCCATTTGCGCGGCCCAGTAAAGTGTTCCAGCGGCGTCCCCTTGCGCCCCCAGGGAAACAGGTACAGCACAAACGCCAGTGGGTTGTCTTTCAGCGCCGGACTCCACAGCCGCGCCATGAGTTCTTGTTCGTCTTCAGGCTGGTAGATTGTGGTCTGCATCTATGATGTCTATGATGCGCCGCTCGGCTTCGGCTAGCGCCTGGGTTATGGATATGCGTTGGTCGATCTCTACTGAGATGGCCTGCTTGGCGACCCAGCCGTGTTGATGCTTCAGTATCTCTAGCGCCGCTTTGGCGTCGCCGCCTCGCGCTGCGTTGTGCAGTATCTCGGCCATCTCGCGTTCGCCGTCGGCTTTGCCCTTCATCGCGGCCATGTTCACGACCGGATCAAAGTTACTGAGCGTCATGAACTCTTGCGGCAGCATACCGGCTGCAAGCGCGAGTGTCTCGCCACGCAAGCCTAGCTTTGCTGCGTCGTACACGGCCTGTAAGCGCGACTCTGTTGCTTTTAACTCTCGAATTGATAGCGGAAAGGAGATCATGCGCGGTTTATATCATAAAAAATAAAAATTGTTCGTGAACGCTCCGTAGCCGTGACCATCGGCGCTCGGCCCTGCCACCCCGGCCTCGGCGACCGGCAGGCAGCCAGCAGCCAGCAGCCAGCAGCCAGCAGCCAGCAGCCAGCAGCCAGCAGCCGGGCAGCCAGCAGCCAGCAGCCGGGCAGCCAGCAGCCGGGCAGCCAGCAGCCAGCAGCCAGCAGCCGTGTGCCATGTGT